GTCCGCGGAGGAAATTGTAAATCGCGATTCCGTCGAACACGGAACCGCCCGGCGAGTTGATGCGGAGATTGATTCGCTTTGCCCCGGTCGCCCGGACGGCGTCAATGAACGACTTAGCGTTCACTCCCCATCCCCCGATCTCGTCGTAGAGGTAGATGTCGGCCTCGTCGTTGGCCTTCGCTTGGATGTCGAACCAGGTGTTCACGGGTTGGTGGCTACGGCGTTGTTGCTCGAAAGTTCGTTCGGGTCGAGAGTCATGATCTCAGCCCGGTCCACGTTGAACTCTTGGGCAAGCTCTTGTGCATAGGCAATCTCTGCCGCCTTTTGCCGCAGTTGCTCGCGCCAGTCTTCCCCGGTCTCGGCGTAGATGCTTTGGAGGGTCCGCATCCCCGTCTTGAACTCAGCGACCGCGGCGGCGGAATTGCGGCCCACGTCCACGTTGATGGACCTCGGAGCCCGGAAGGTGGACCGATACCAGTCAGCGGGCGGAATGCGAAGCGCGGGGTCGGTGCGGATGCCGGTCTCGATGACGTACTCGTAGACGCGGCGAAGGTGGTCAGCGATGACGGCAGACCGGGACCGGAAAAAGGCGTTGGCGATGTCGAGAACCGACCGCATCGAGGTCCCCTGCATCGACGTGGGCAAGACGATTTCCTTTGGCACCCCGATCCCGGCGCAGACCTTGGCGGTCAGGTAGTCCCAATAGCCCGAGGTGGCCGCGGACGGGCGCTCAACCTGAAACTGGTTGAATTCGTCCCCGTGTTTGAGAACGGCGACCTCCCCACCGAAGACATCCTTGTAATAGTCGGCCCGTTCGACTCCGTCGGATCCGGTGACGGTTCCGCGGATGATGTCGTCGTCGGTGACCTCGCCTTCCTTGGTCTTGATGACGTTCTGAACCTTCGAGGCAGCCTTGGCGGCTTGCATTTCGAAGATCTGGAGATCGTCCAAGTCGTGGAGGTCGTTCATCACCGGGTAAAGCGCCGGGAGGCCCCGATACTGTCCAGGGCGGCCGGGCTCGAAGACGTGGACGACGAACTGGGCTTCGACCCGCTGGAAACTCTCTTTCCTTTTCGCGTCCTCGTTGGTGATCCAATAGGCGGTCGGTCGGCCTCGGTCATCCACCTCGATGCCGTCGATGATCGTCCGGCCGTCCTGGGTGGGCGGGTTCTTTACTCGGTGGGATTCGACCAACTGGATCCGAGGGTTGCCGGAGTCGCCTCGGGTGAGGATGACGAAGATCTCGCCATCGACGAAAAGCGCCCGGGCGATGATGCCTTGGAGGGATCCAAACGACAGCCGGGACGACAGGTCGGCGAACCGTTGCCAGTCACGCCAGTAATTGAGAGCGGCCTCGTTCCACGTTGGGCTGGACGATGACGGAAAGAACGCAAGCCCCTGTCCTACGGTGTACTGCTCGAAAAGGTCAGCGATCCGATTTACGAACGCGTTGTTGCGCTCGAAGTACCGGGACCGACGCACCAACTCGTAGCGGCTGTAGGGGTCGATGTCGTAGGCGGCCGACTGGACCGAACCGTGGAGCGTTGAACGCTGGGTCGAATGCCGAGCCCCCTCATATCGTGCCTTGGGAGCAACGACGAACCGGGTAGCTGCCTGAAGGCGTCGGAGGAGGTTCATCGGATCAGGTTCGAGAAATCGTTTCTGAAGGACCGGATCGGCTTCAATCGGGCCATCATGTAGCTGTAGCGGGTGGCATCGGTCACGTTCCCCGCGGCGACGGCGTCGTCATACAGGTCCAGGAGCCGGCTGTAAATCTCCGACATCTCGGTAGGGGTCACGCCTTCGCTTGCGTTGACCTGAAACGTCACCGACCGACCGTTGCCGGTGGTCTGCTGGAGAACCTTTCCCGACTCAAGCGCGTGGACCGCCTCGTTGTTGAGGCTGTTGAGCTTGTCCAGCAACGTGGCCCCATGGGTCACCGTCGAGTAGACGTGACGCAGGAGGCCGCGGGCGAATGCTGAGGAAACTGCCACGATTTAAGGTCCGCACGATCCGGGACCGGACGCCACCGGGGCGTTGGCCCGTCCTTGCTCATTTGCGCCCGTGCCGGCGTTCTGCCCTTGGTTGCGGGTGCCGGGTGAGCCACGCCAGAGCCTCGGTGAGTCGCGCCCGGCCCCCTGGCATTGGAAACCCTCGGGCCTTCATGGCGTAAACGTAGGACGGAGCCCGCTTGAGCATAGCGGCCAGTTCCTTGGTGGTCAGGAGGTCAGTTTGCATCGTTCGATGAGGTGGCGGTCATGCGAAGCCGGTTGAAGAAAACCGCGGCGGCCACCTGCATGACTTCACAGTCGGCGAGGTGATTCGGCCATTTTGATGAGCGGGGCAGCCACGTCCACGTCGTTCGGCCGGTGGCGCTTGATAAGCGGGCGACCTTTTGCTCGGCGTCGAGGTGACGCCAATAGTCCGGCGTGGCGACCTTTTCGGCGACCTCCCACCGGGTGCTGACCTTGCCCTTGCGTAGGCGTTCGAGGATGTCCTTGGTCACGTCGGTTCCGAACTCCAAAAGCTTGAGTTCGAGACGGCCTTGGTTGCCGGCGTTGTCGCCCACCCGCGGGTCGATTCCTCGGAGGAAGAATGGCTCGTCCACCCCGGTCTTCGGGTTGCGCCAGCCCTTCCGGGGCATTCCCTTCGATGGCATCCACCCGACCCAAAGCGGCACCCGCCCGGTGCGAGCCACGAACCGCCCCCACCGGAGGCATTCGGCGTAAACCGTTGGGGCATCATAGCCCGAGTCAATGACGACGTGGACGTCCCCGACCCCGTGTTCCCGTTGTTTCTCGCGCACGTCGTGCCAAGTGTCGAGGGGTCCGGCGTCAACCGCCCGGGAGGATCCGTCTTCGTTCCATGCTCGAACCACAAACCAGAAGTGAGGGCTGGAGGCTTGGCAATCAACGGTCAAGAACTTCACGCACTTGTCCGTCAGGCCCTCGGTGCCCGACACGATGAGTTCCTCCCGTTGCCGTGGCGCGGCTTGGTTCTCCCACGGTTCGGCTAAGTTACCGTTCACGAACGACTGGAGGCCCAACAGCGATTCCTTGGCTTCGAGGAACTGCACGGCAAGATGGCCCCAAGTGCATTTCCGGTCCGGGCTGTAGAGGCTCGACAGATGGTAAGACCGCACCCCGGGCAGCGCCCCTTTGTTCTCCGGGATCCATTGCCCATGTCTGAGTCCGGCAACCTTCTGGGCGTCGGTCATGTTGCCCTTGCAAAGCTGGCATTCGTACCGGGCGGAAGCGCGGACCCGACCAAAGTCCCATTTTCCGTCCTCAAGCTTTGCAGTCTCGTCCCATTTGACCTGTCTCCACTCCAATCGGATCGGTGCCTTGCAATGGGGGCACGGGAGGTAGAACCGGCGCTGGTCCCCGCGGAGGAACCGTTGCCAGATGCGCCCGTCGGTGGTGGTGGGTGTCGATGTCAGAAACAGTTTGGACGAACTGAAGGCCTTGAGGCGCTGCTCGGCCAAGTCGAGGGCGTCGGCCTCTCGCTCGGTAGCCTGGGCGAACTTGTCCACCTCGTCGGCTACCAGCACCCGGACAGGGCGGGAGGCGAGGTTTGCCGGGCTGTTGCTTCCCACGAACGTTAGCGTGGAACGGTCAAAGTGCTGTTCGAGGTTTGTGAGTTTGTCCCGATCCTTCGGGAAGTGCGCCACGATTGCCGGGCAATCCTCCAGCATTGGAAGCCACCGGGATTTCGAGAACGACCGGGCGAGGTTTTCGGTGGGCATCAGCCACAAGGCGGGCGACGGTTCATTGTCGATGAGCCACGCAAGGCCAGCCATCAGGGTGGTCGTTTTGCTGGTCTGGGACCCCCAACACAAAGTCATCTCGACGACCCCGGAGTCCTTCCAACACTCCAATGGCTCCCTTGTGTAGGGGCGAACGCTGGTCGAGAACGGCCCCGGGTTTTCGGTCTGCCGGGCGGTCAGTTTGAGGTTGGCCTCGGTCCACTCGACAACCGTTTGCCGCGGGGTTGGCCGGTACAAGCCGCGGCGGAACTCGAGCAAGTCACGTTGTAAGTCGGTGAGCATTAGACGTTCCCAATCGGGACGGCGACTCGGGCGTTCAACAAGTCGGCCATTCGTTTTGGTTGCAGTGAGTATTGGATGACGTGCCGCCCCCACTTCCTTTCAATGGCCCGGCAGAATTTGGTTTCGGACTCAATTGTTCGGCTCGACACGATCCCGCCCGCATTGTCCCCGTGTTCGCAGACGTAGGCGTACTTATTGAGGCGGAGAATCTTCCGCTCTTTGTTCAACACCTGGAGTGCGAAGTCATAGTCGTCCTTTGATCCCATCCTTTCGTCGTTGAGGTATCGGTGCGCCAAGTGTCCGGTGAACGGCCCCAATACCGGAGCGGACAGCGAAAACGGCTTGAACTGTTTGTAGATGCGCCCGTCCTCGTTGAGGTTGAGACCCCACAAAACGCACCCGAACTGATGGGCGAGGTTGAACCCGCGGACAATGAGGTCGTCGGCTTCCTCCGGGGTCAGCATGATCTTTTGGTCGCTCTTGCCAGTCCACCGGCCGCGCTTGTAGACGCCTTCGGTATGGCAAAGCCCGCTGACGTCGTCGTCGATCATGAGCAACGGCCGCGGGATGTTTCGAAGGATCCAATTCCGTTTTCGGGCGATGTTACCGTCGGCCGAGTCCGGGATTGCCAACACCCGGGACGCCCCGACCACGTTGGCGTAGTCTTTTGCCTGGGATTCCGGGACGCAGTATCGGGCGGACTGGAAGTAGTCCCGACCGGGTAGGCGATCCGGGTGAGCCCGCCGAAATGACGGGATGATGACGGAGACGGTGGGGTCTTTCATGCGATGCGGTTGAGCCACTCGGACCCTCGGATGACCCGGCCGATGCCTGTGGGTTGCCCTTTTCTGGGGATGAGGTCTTTGACCTCCTTGAGCCCGAACTTCTCCTGGGCGACTTGCCAATCTAATGGGTTGTCGAAGTACAAAACAACGTAGTTGTGAGCGTGGAGCAACTCCTCGGAGAACTCGACTTCCGGGGCGGGCTCCTCCGGGTCGGTGTCTTCGACGGTGTCCCCCATGATTTCGGCGAGTTCCTCCGGGCTGAAACCTGTCAGGCTCATGTCGAACCCGACCGCCTCGAGGCCTTTCAATTCCGCGGCGAGGGTGTCCATGTTCCACCCCGCATTTAGGGCCAATTTATTGTCGGCCAAACAATAGGCCCGGACTTGGTCTTCGGTGAGGTGTTCAAGTCGAATGCAAGGCACCTCCTCCAATCCAAGCGACCGGGCGGCCTCCACTCGACCGTGTCCGGCCACGATGGTCCCCCGCTTGTCGATCAAGACCGGGTTGGTAAAGCCGAACTCGACCATTGAGGCGGCGATCTGGGCGACCTGTTCAGGCGAATGGGTCCGGGCGTTGCTGTCATAGGCTTTCAGCTTCCCGATTGGGACGTTTTCGATGGTTGGCTTGGTCTTCATTTCCAAGGATCGGTTTGTTGGAGAGTGGCAAGGGCTACTTCCTGAACCCAGCGGTCCAGTTCTTTCTCTGCGTGTTCAGGGTCGTGAGGAGCGATGCGGCCGGCAAGTTGCTTGGGCATTGCTCGGAGTAAGGTGGCGACCGCTCCGTCGTGTTCGGTCATGGCCTTTCGGACCCAGTCACCTGAAACAAGATGGCGCTCCCGTTCGGCCAGCGCGAGAACTTCCTCCCGGGCTGCGGTAAGGTTCCGGGCGGCGAGGTTGTGGATCTGAACGAGGCGGCCAGCGTCGGGTTGCCCTGCTTTTAGCGCCCGGACCGACAAAGCATAAGCGGCTTTCTCGATGCCCTTTTGCCGTTCGTAGGATCCCGCCGGTGTGTCGGCCGAGATCAACGCGGGGTCGGTGGGTGCCTGGGCCTCGGGCGGGCGATACGGTCCCGGCTCCCCGGATGATCCCGAAGCGGATTTCGGGATGATCGGCGCGGACGGTTTGCCCTTGGCCCCCGCGGTTGGGCGGGCGCGGGTACTCATGCCCCGCCACTTGTCGGCAGCCTCCCGGGATGCCAGTGGCATTCCTGCTTTGACCAACTGGGAGACCCGACCCTTGGTCAGTCCGGTAGCCCTTGCGTAGTCGGCTTGAGTCATCGAAGGCTTTCGGGGAGGTTCTCGGGCTTTTCCCCCATGATCTCTCGGAGGCCCCGGGCGATGGTGGCCCGCTTCGGATCCCGCGGGTGGGCGTCCGCAGTCTGGCTCTCGGCGAACTGTTCCGGGGTCATGCTTCCGGCCCGGATCCGGCCAATGGCCCACTTGATGAGATGGTGGCCGTAATTGAGGGAGACGTAATAGGCGGCGGTGGTGAGGGGCATGGGTGGGGTTTATTAAACGGTCAAAAGTTTACGCTCGCGGGCTCCTCGGTCTGCTTTGGCCC